ACGGTTACGCTGCCCTCGGTCGCCTGATTGATGCGTCCGACCAGGCCGCTGGACGCCGTACCATTGACGCCCGAGTTCAATGCTGCGATGTGGGCGACGATCATATTGAGCAGCATCGCCCGAAGGTTTCCATCCGTGACAGGACTGGACTCGGTATTATTCAGATAGATCGTCGATTCGCTGAAATACGCTTGCAGGGTAGGCACCGTCACCGTTGCGAACTCGGGATAGCGGGCCAGGAATGCGACAGAATCGAAAACGACGACCGCCATGAGTCTTACTCCTTATCCGCCGGCTTGATGCCGGGGGACGGGTTGTTCGGGTCCAATCCTTCGAAACCGCTCTTGTTGTTGGTCTTCTCCTTGGCCTCGGCGATGACATTCGCCGGTTTCTCGTGCGCAAAGATCAGTCCCTGGACGACGGGCTCAAAGTCCTTATGCCTGGCCATCCAGGCTTCGAAGAAATCCTTGTCCACGCCCTGGGTGATGCCATGACCACCGATGATTTCGGTGCTGTTGGATCCGTTGAGGGTCACGCGCACGCCCTCGTGATCGAGGTGGATGCCCTGGGGCAATTTACATCCGACTGTTACAGTTCCAGCCATTGAATTCTCCTGAAAGTCAAAACCCCGCCGGAGCGGGGTTTTGATCGGGTTTGATCGGGTTTGGAAAGGTTTGAGCTTAGAGGCCCAGAATCGAGGCGATGGCCGCCGGATAACGAATGATCGCGCCCCAGGTGCCACCAGTCTTTTTCTGCTTGAAGCTGGACAGATCGATCTTGATGGGATGGGCGCGCATCTTTTCGTTAAAGGCGCAGTAGCCGGTCTCATTGCCTTCCAGATCCTCGGCGATGAGCTGGCCCAGGTTTCCGCCGGTCACGGCATATTGAACCGCTGTCTCGATGCGTAGATTCGGGAAGTTCTTCTTCAACCGGTCGTACACATTGACGTTGTACTGACTGGTCTTGGTCAGATTGGCCTCGACGGCGGGCGTGGTTGCGAAGACCAGCTTGGCATCGCGTTCCACCATGCCGGCGGTCTGGCTCACCAACTGGCTGAACAGGGACACGAAATCCGCGAAGATTTCATCCGCCGTGGCCACGGCCCAAGTCGTGCCGCCACCGGTCTTGGTAGCCGGGGTGATCGAAGCCGGCAGGCTTGGATCATTCAACAGCCCGTAGTTCATCAGGCCGGAGATGCCGAAGAAATAGGAGTTGTTCTGGAACTTGTCGAGAATCTTCGCGGACGCGATGTTGAGCTGTTGCGCCCAGTTGATGCGCGCCTCGGCGGCACGATCCAGTTCCAGTTCGCCCCATTGGGTGATGGTCTGGAACAGGTAGGACTGGCGATCGACCCAGTTCGCGTTCGCGGAGGCCGTGCCGTTCTCGCTGTAGTCGCCATAACTGGAAACCTCGCCGGTCGATTCCAGAACCGGGAACATCGCGGTTTGCGTGGTCCAGTCGCCCTTCTTGACCTCGCCCAGGATGGTCGCGGCTTTATTCGGGGTGAACAGCACCTCGATCAGTTCGGGATCCAGGTAGTTGGTCAGGAACGCCGGAATGCCGCCGTTTGACACGGTGACCAGAGCGGGCTGGGCATCCAAGGCCATGGAGTGATCCATGGCCAGTTCATGCGGCTCTAAAAAGCCGCGAGCCATGGGGATATGCACCCCATATTTGGCCAGTTCATTGTGATTGATGGGCTTCATGGTTGATTAGCTCCAGGACGAGATTTTGACGAGTTCGCCGGCGGCGGCATAGCTCTGTGCGTAAAAGCCGGTTTCCACGGCGCTGGTGGCGGTGACGGTTTCGCCAGGGGTGACGGTATCGCCGACGCTGACATAGTAAGTGCCCGTGCCGCCCGCGCCGGTGCCGAAGGCGGTGATGTAGCTGCCCGAGGTGATGCCGGAACCGCTGAGGATGTCGCCGACGGCCAGCGCCCCGGAGCCCACCGCCGTCACGGTCATCACGCCATAGGCGGCGGTGATCGTGGTGGAAGCGACGGTTTGCGGAATGCTCACCTCATAGGTGCCAACGCCGCCTGCCGTGCCCGTCAACTGGCTCACGATCTTGGTGCCGGATACAACGCCGGAGCCGCTGAGGGTAGCGCCGGGGACCAGGGCGCCCGATCCCACCGCCGTGACGGTCAGGGTAGTAACACCATAACGACCATCCGGGGTCGTGGATGGCGCGATCTTGCCGGTGACGGAACCCGCGCCGGCGGCGATGGTCGCCGTGACACTCGCCCCCTGGGGCGCGCTGCCAGTGGCATAGGTGCTGATCGCGCCGGTCGTGTAGTTCGCATACACTTTCATGCCCGGAACGGCCTGGGTGGATGTCGCCGCCCAGAAATCGCCCTGCTTGAAGACAGTCAGCGGCATGCCGCCCGGAACGATCAGTGAGTTGCCCGCCAGCCAGACGGTAATGGCGGCTTGCAATTTATTGACGACGAAACCATCCGGGACGCCGATGCCATTGTTGGAGGCAACGCCCGTGGATTTATCCACCCAGACGAAGTTGCCAATGGTGACGCCTGCGGCGGCTGCCGTAATAGTTCCGGGGCCGGCCAGCATCGTCGCGCGCGGATTGGCGGAGGCGAAATCGCCCGCTTTCGCCGGGGCCGGCTGATTGTTGATCGTAGCTTGGAAAGTGGAAGTGGTCATGGATTACGCCCTCTTCGGCAGTTTGGCGTTCGGGAACTGACCCCAGAAGCTGTTGGAAGCGGCTGCATCCTGGGCAATCATGGGTTTCTTGGCCTGTCCGGTGATGTGCATCTTCACCAGAGTGGCATAGGCGGACGCATGCACTCCTGCGGTGTCGATACCGGCATGGTCGAGCGCGAACTTGTAGATCGCCTCGGCGCTATCCATGGCGGCGACTTCGCCGACGATGGGCTGCACATCCTTTTCGGCCTGGCGGATGGCGTTCATGCGCGCGATGGTATCGGTTTCGGTTTTCTTGACTGCGGCGGCGATGGCGGCATCCATGGCCTTCTTGTCGTCTTCCTTGTCCTTCTTGGTCTCCTCCTCTTCATCCTCGTCCTCGGCCTTTTTGCGCGCGGCTTCCTCCTTGCGTTTTTTCTCCTCCTCGTCGTCTTCCTCCTCGTCCTCAGTCGGTTCATCGTCTTCATCCTTGGCGGCATCCATCACCACCAGGCGCAGCACATCGGCGCTCAGTTCCTGGGTGAATTTGCCCTTGCTCTTGATGTCCTGGGCAATGCGCGCGGCGTCCTGGGCAATGGTCGCGCCCGACACGGCCCCCACCAGGGCGTTGAGATTCAGCGGTTGGGCGTCCTGGGCCATCAGGGGGCGCAAATGCGCCTTGAGAGCCGACCGTACCGCGACAGTTTTGCGGTTGATTTTCATATTGGATTTCTCCGGGGTTACAAAGGGATTGTGGTCCGAGACCACAACATCAGGGCCGGCTCTCCCGGCGGAAACGAGGGCAATGTGATTGCCGATGATTTGAGTCATGCGCCCGTCATAGGCCATCTCCTCGAATAGACCGGGGGTCATGTCAGGGAGGTAACGGTAGGCGCATGACAACTCTTTTTGTTCGCCGGTCTCAATGCCCGCGATGGCCAAGGCGTCCCACACCACCAGCGAATTGCGCAGGTAAGGTGCCACGAATTCGGCATCGGTGCCGGTTGATCCCACCACCAATTCAGGGCGGGGGTCGTCGGCGGAAACGGGAACATGGCGCGACAAAAGCGGAATGTTGTTGAACGTCGGCGCGCCCTTGGCCAGTTCCTCGGGGTCGCGCAGCAATTGATAGATGCGGTCTGGGTCGAGCCCCAAGCGATCAAAACCGGGGATTTCGCGCCCTAAATAAGGATTGACCGTCGCCTTGCTGATGTTCGTGATGGACACATGCAGCCGCCCATCGGTGTCGATGATGCGGACGGTAGCCCGATCGAAGGCCAGCGCATCGCCAGCATAGCCATGGGCATAGGCCGCCTCGGCCTGTTTCTCGGCTTCCTCGCGGGTGGCATAGCAATGTCCATGCGCGCCCCACCGCCAACCCTGGCTACCGCCGGGCAGTTCGCATCGTTGAATCGGCATTATTTGAATCCTGGAATGATGGAAGAGCTTGTGCAGCGACAGTTGATTTCCCAACCCGGCCACGTCCACTTGCCTTCCAGGTACATGCCTTTGGCAACCTCGTAGACTTCGCCGTCGGCCTTCACATGCTCGGGCCTGGGGTGTTTTCCGGCGTGACTATGACGCCATCGGGCTTGGGTGATGCCGAGTTCCAGTTGACGGGTGCGCGTGATCGTCGCCGTGGCCTTGTTGTTTTGGTCGCGCGCAATAAACGCCGCCCGTCGCTTGGTCACGCCGAAACGCGCGGACAACTCTTTCGTGAGGAAGGCCAGGTCGCGTCCCTGCTGGACCGAGCGCATGACCAGGCCCTGCACTGCCTGGAGATGTTGGGATGCGATGGACTTGATCAGGTTGACCTGCTCATGAACCAAGGATTGGAAGACATCGCGCACCGTGTCGGACCATTGGAACGAAACCGCGAAACCGGCGTCCTTGAGGATCGTCATCAAGGATCCATCGGCATAGTTCTTGGTCTTTTGGGCAAACCATTCGCCCAACCGTTCAGCGCCCTGGTCAAACTTGCGCTGCCATTGGAGGGACAGTCGGTCCATTTGATCCTGCAAGGTATTGGCGGGCAGATCGATATCCTGGGCAATTTCGGGCGTGTGGGCGCGGTAGGATGCTGTGATCCAGAACAGAATCGACTCATGCATGTCTTTCACGAGCCTTTGCAGCTTCTCCCGATAGTCGGCGGCAATGCCAGCATTCGGGATAACCGGGCGCAAGGTCTTCTCGCCCGTTGGGGCGATACTCCGGCGCTTACTCGGCGTCCAGTTCGTCTTCGTCTTCGTCGTCATCCTCGTCCTCGTCTTCCAGCGCGTCGTATCCGCTCTCAGGATCGGCGGCGATGCGGCGACGCGATTCATCCGGGCTGATGACGCCGGATCCAATCAGAACGGCATCCGTATCGGCGTTCGCCTTGCGTACATTGGCCTTCTCCGCCTCGTCCAATTGCCACAATGCCTCGAACTCGAACACGATGTCGGGATCGATCTCGCCGAACTCGGCAAGCTGGATGACATTCAGCACCTTGATCAGGTTGTCCTTGAACAGGTCCTCCTGCATCGAGTGCAGGTGATCGTAGAAAACCTTCACCTCGCCATCAGCGGAAGCATTCAGGCCGCTCGGCGTGATGCCCAGCAGCTTCACCAGGGGGATACTGGAGACGCTGGCCATCTGCTCCTGGGCCTGGGCCTGAAGCGCATCCAATCCCGACAAGGGCACGTTGAATTGGAAGAACTCCTCCGTATCCTTGTCGAGCAGCAGCAGCCCACGGTTGTCGCGCATCTTGTTGAAGAGATCGGCGCGATTGAAGAACTGCGCATCATCGAAGAACTGCGCATCATCTGTGCCCATCAACACGCCTTGCATGTTGGTTTTCATGCCACTCGTGCTGAACGAATGCACGATATCGGACACGCTATCCCGCGTCCTGAGCCAGTTTTGCACGTAGGGCTGGGCCATCTGGCTTATGCTCAGGCCACCGAAGTTGTAGGCTGGTTTAAGCAGATCAGGCACTTCCTGGCTGACAAATCGCAGCAGCCGCGAAGCATGCACGGTTTTGCCCATGATGAACCAGGCCTGCGGCTTGTAGAAATTCTCGGCTAGGGGGTCAATGGCGTTGTAGCCGCTGGGATACGTCCATACCGGCTCGATCACACGAAATCCGCGCAACGCACCTTTCTTGATCTTGGCCGGCGCAATAAACAGCGGCGCGGCCAGTTCGTCCGGGTCATCCTTGGCGGTGCCACCGCTGGGCTTGTCCACGTCGATATAAACCTGAGCCCGCCCGAAGAAACCATCCAATTCCGCCGCCTTGCGGAAGATCGCCCGCACCTTGTACCGGCGCAGGGCTTCTTCAATCCGCGTGATCTTCTCGGCTTTCTCGGGACCCTCACTGATGGAGCGCAGCTTGATCCATTTGCGCGTCATCTCCTTCGAGATCACCCCCGAGAACTTCCGATACTCGGGGAGCTGGGCCAGCATCGCCAGGTGTTGGTAACCGGGGAAATAGCCGTTGACATAAGCTTGGTTGACGTAATCGTAAGGCGTCGAATCCTGGGCCATGGCCGCCGCGCGTTGATCGACGGGAATGACGCCGGGCGGGGGGATATATGGCAGGATTTCCTGCACGCCGCTTTTGCGTTGCGCCTTATCCAATGCCATTGGCGATACTCCGGGTCTTTTTTGAGCATCATGCTTCACCTCCGCCATCGCAGGTACGTGAGCCTTAGCAAATAATCGTTTGAACCAATGCATCATTAATTAAGCACTCGTGTATTAACCCCAGACGCCCAGGTTATTCCTGACCACGATTTATACGTATTCCATGCACCCCCTGAAAAATATTGCAATGAAACATTATGAGGGCCGTTATAGAATCCAGTACTCGTGATTGAAACTTCGACAATATTCTGTGCTGTCGGAAAAATCCATCCTACATGAGCTGTTCCAGCCGTTTGGTCAGTTGAAACACATTGCCAATGTGAGGTTGAAGATGTTGTAGTGGAAAATAACAGCGTTGCATCATTAACACCGCCCGATGCTGTTGCAC